AAAATTTAAAAGTTGAAAAAACACCTGAGGAACAAAATCCAAGCTCAAGATGTAGAGGTGCTATTTCTATTGAGTTTTCTTGTGAAGATTGCGAAAAGATTTCTACTTTTACAATCCTTCAACATAAAGGCTGCACTTATTTAGGATTTAAATAATGACAACAGGATCAATCCAAATTTCAAACGAAAACTACCATGCTGATTCTGCTATATCAGCATCCATGCAAAAAGTAATGGTATCTCATGGGCCAAGAGCTTACTGGAACTCTTTTCTTAATCCTGAAAGGCCAGATCATAAACCGACAAGTGCAATGCTTTTGGGAACATTGACCCATTGTGCCGTTCTTGAACCTGATGAACTGACAAAGAGATTTGTTGCGGTATCTTCAAGGACAACCAAAAAAGGTAAGGAGGAGGCAAAAGAGGCTGAAGAAAAAGGCATGACTGCCGTTACCGAATCTGATATGGCAAATGCTATTAAGATGAGAGATGCGGTTTTTGCAGAACCTCATGCCAAGAAGTTGTTGGGTTTTGGTATTGCAGAGAAATCATATTGGTGGGAAGATACTACCTCTGGTTTGACCTGTAAGTGCCGACCTGACTGGTTAAACAAAGAAACTATTGTGGATCTGAAAACCAGTAGAACAGGAGCAAACCCCAGAGACTTTGCAAAGGCTGTTGCTAACTTCAAGTATCATCTTCAATGCGCTCATTATTTATCTGGAATCCCATCAGCAAAAAGATTTATCTTTCTTGTGGTGCAATCTGAATATCCATTTGATGTCGGTTTATGGGAGCTTGACGATGATGCGTTGCAAGAAGGGCAAAAACTGTCTAGAGAAGCTCTAGATAAGATTGCCGAATGTCGCCTGCTTGATGATTGGCCAAGCTGGTGTAAAACAGGTGTTCAATCTTTATCCCTGCCCCGATGGGCATTTTCAACCCCTTTAGAAAAATGAGTTTTAATGAAGAGCAGAAAAAACTGCTTAACCAAAAAATTGATCAAAAAAATGTCACCTTCAGACCAGGTGGTGGTGGCCAGAAGTTAGCTTATGTTGAAAGCTGGCACGTTATACAGGAAGCCAACCGCATCTTTGGTTTTGATGGCTGGAGTTCTGAAACACTGGATACATTTTTAGTTTCTGATGATCCCAAATGTATTACTTACATTGCCAGAGTAAGAATTACTGTTGGTGATATTGTCAGAGAAGGCACAGGTGCTGGCCATGGTCGTATGGGTAGTATCGGTGATAAATATGAATCAGCAGTAAAAGAAGCAGAAAGCGATGCAAGAAAACGTGCTCTTATGCAATTTGGAGATCAATTTGGCCTGTCTTTATACGATAAGGACAAGGCATGGTTAAAACCTGATGATAGTAAACCAACTGTCTCAAGTAATAAACCAATTGATAGATCCGAAAGTGATAAGTTCATCAAAGAATGTGAAGCCTTCATTAATAAACCAGGCAACAAAGACAAGCTCGGTTTGTTAAAGAAAAACATTTCAAAACGATATGAAACTAATGCTATTAGTGAAGATCAAAGAGA